ACCCAGGCCGAGGGCGACGATAGCCAGGGTTCCCATACCACCACGTTGCCCGACACGAGGAACAGCAACACCATGAATGAAAAAATCGTTCGAGACGCCGCGGGCAACCTGGTCCGCGCCAAGATGAATGAGGACGGCACGATTGCCGAAGTCATCGAAATCCTGGAGCGCGCAGGCGACGCGCACGCCAACGCCGTCCAGCGCGGCCAGGATGCCGAGCGCGCCCGCGTCCGCGCACTCACCCAGATGGGCACCGAGTACGGCCAGGTAGCACGCGCGGCCGAGTTCGTCGCGTCGGGCAAGTCCGTCGATGAACTGCAGCGCGCCATCCTCGCCGACACGCTCGCCGAGCGTCAGCGCTCCAGCAAGCCGCTGCAGGGTCCAGGCGTATCCGACCAGATCGGCATGACCGACCGCGACGTGCGTTCGTATTCGCTGATGCGCGCCGTCCGCGCGCTGGCCAATCCCAACGATCGGTCGATCCAGGAGGCCGCAGCCTTCGAAATCGAATGCAGCCAGTCGGCCGCACGTGCACTGGGCAAGGAAGCCCGCGGTATCATCATCCCCGCCGACGTGCTGGGCTCGCGCGCATTCAATGCGGGCGGTGCGCCGAACACGCCAGCCGGCGCGCAGACGGGCGCCAACCTGGTCGGCACCGAACTGCTGTCGGGTTCGTTCATCGACCTGCTGCGCAATCGCACCACGATCATGCAGCTGGGCAACGTGATGGGCGGCCTGGTCGGCAACGTCGATATTCCCAAGCAGACCGGCGGCGCGACCGCGTATTGGGTCGGCGAGGGCGACGACGCGACCGAGGGCACGCCGCAGCTGGGCCAGATCAGCCTGAACCCGAAGACGGTCGCCGCCTATACCGATATCACGCGCCGCCTCGCGATGCAGTCCACCCCCGACGCCGAAGCCATGGTGGTCCGCGACCTGCGCGCCGCAATGTCGCAGGCGATCGACAAGGCGGGCTACTACGGCACCGGCACCGACAACCAGCCGTTGGGCCTGGCGAACTATACCGGCATCAATGCCGTTCCGTTCGCGACGGCAGGCAAGCCGACCTTCGCCGAACTGGTGCAGATGGAAACCGAAATCGCGGCCGACAACGCCGACCTGGGTTCCATGGGCTACGTCGGCAACGCGCGGTTCCGCGGCAACGCGAAGACGGCGCCGAAGTTCGGCACCGGCACCGAAAGCACGATTTGGGAGCCGGGCAACACCGTCAACGGCTACCGTACCGAAATCACCAACCAGGTGAACAACGGTGACGTGTTCTTCGGCAACTTCGCAGACCTGATCATCGCGATGTGGGGCGGGCTCGACCTGACGGTGGACCCCTACAGCCTGTCGAAGTCGGGCGGCCTTCGTGTCGTCGTCTTCCAGGACGTGGATTTCGTCCTGCGCCGCGTCGAGAGCATTTGCCTGGGTCGGTGATCCAGCTGGCCGCCGGTTAACCCCGGCGGCCACTTTCAAGAGGGAATTCGAACGATGAAAACCGTTTATCTGGTCCTGCTGACGGCCGTTGGCATGGGCGGCGTTATCGCCAAGGAAGGCGAGGTTGTCGAAGTCAGCGAAGCCGAGGCAACCAGCCTGCTGCATCGCGACAAGGCGCGCCTGGCTACCCCGGCCGACACCGACATGGTGCAGGACGAGGGGCCGACCGTCGAAGAGTTCGTGGCCGCCGGCTACCTGGCCAAGAACTACCCACCCGATGGCTACGCATCGCGCAGCACCGATGAAGAAATCCTGGCCGCGATGACCGCGCAGGAAGCAGAGGATACCGCAGAATGAGCCGACTTATCGCACGACTTTCGATCGCGGCGCTGGGCGTCGCCGCGGCCATGACCGCAACCACCAACGGCCCCGCCGTTGACGTTTCCCGCTTCACCGGGCTGGCCAAGGTGTCGCTGAATTCGTCGGCGATGGGCGCGGCGGGCACGACCAGCAACACCAAGCTACAGCATAGCGCTGACGGCTCGACCAACTGGGTCGACGTTCCCAGCGGCGCGTTCGCCCAGGTCACCAACGCCGGTTCGTCGGCGCAGGATATCATGCTGAACACGGACAGCCTGCGCAAGTTCGTCCGCGTGGTCGATACGCTGGCCGGCACGACGCCGACCGTCACGCGATCGGTCACCCTGATCGGCACGATCGCTTACTGAACCGCGCGCCTTCGGGCGCGTTGGGAGGAATGAAGAATGCCG